TTGCGTCACCTACTACGTCACCCGTGCCAGAGACTGTGTCCCAGACCGCTGTAGTGCCATTAGACTTCAATACAAGCCCATTAGCTCCGATTGGTAGCTTGGCTGCCGTATCCGCTCCTGTGCCAACTACGAGGTCGCCAGCAGCGTCAAAGATAGCGTCCGTGGATACGTCACCACCACTGGCTACGTCTCCAGCCTCCCACTGTCCCTCTGTGTCGTTCCACACGACCGCCTGTCCGTCCGTAGCCCCTGTCTTGAGTAGGTCGGTAAGTTCGTGCTTGTGTGCAGCCACTGAGCCGCTCGAGGTAGATCCAGAGCCAACTGTGGCGCTCCTACTGCGGTTAAACCCAGCACGGTTGCCTCCAAGGATAGCTGAAGAACCCATCAGCCTCTCCATGAGGTTGTTGTCCCTGCTGCCGTCAGCCTTGGTGTCGTTGTGGATAGCTTTTGATAGAGCGTAGTTATACTGCTTATCTAATCCCATGGCTAGGTCCACATCGCCAGAGAGCCTGCCGCAGGTGATGCTTGCTAGTTTAAATGATAGTGCCTCCACAAATGAAGGCGAATATAAATTGGTGTCGACGATTCTGGCGACGTATGTGATCGTCACCTCGTTGTCGTTTGTTAGGAGGCTGTTTCCCTCCAGTGTAAATAGTTGTGAAGAGGCTTCTGTGTCCTCTCCGTTTACATCCTTAAGTCGGATGCAGTCGCTTGGTAGTGCGTATTGGTTAGCCCACCCGAATGGTGGCTTGTCTTGCAGCTTGGTCAGCGTAACCCTCTTGCCTGCAAAGTTCCAGCGGTGTTCTTCTAGTAGGAGATCTAGCGCATGATTAAACTGGTCATTCATGACGACCGCTACTGGGTCCGTCGTGGATTCGATACTGGTAATTCGTCCCTCCCTAAATTTGGCGAGAGCGATGTTAGCTATTTCAGTTTTAGTCATGTTTTAAAAAATGGGGGTAGCGTGAGAACTTGTCCCACGCTACCCCGATAGGTATTTTAGTTGCGGTCGATGTAAGTGATTACAACGCGTGCAGTCTTGCCAGCAGTTACACTAGCTAGAGTAGTCGATGTAAGAACGATCTTCTCTTCACCAGCTGGGACTGCGTAGAGTCCACCGTCAGCATCAACGTCTACCTTAGCGGCAGATGCGAGGATGAGTCCAGTAGCCAATGCGGTCGCTGCGTTTTCAGTTCCGAGGTTGCACGTAAACGTGCCGCCAAGGGCTTCAGTGATGATGTAAGACTCAGCAAGGTTGATAAGCGCACCAGTAGGTAGCGTTACAACTTCGATGATGTCACCAGTCACTTCAGCACCGTCAACAGTAACGGTAGCATTGCACTGACGGACTTTGCCAGACAGGAGACGACCGTCTACACGGTTGTCGACTTTAGCGGATTGACCTTCAGCGAGGTCTGATTTATATGTAGCCATATTATTATATTTTTCTAGTTATAGGTTAGCAGATTGCGATTAAGCACGGTGAACGTTAAGCTTGATAACACCTTCGTCGTCAAGACGAGTGCCACCGAATGCCCACTCAGAACGGATCTGAACGTCGTGACGCTTCTGAGGAAGTGTGTCGACGAATGTTTGTGGATCTTCAGCGTAACCGAATGCTACACAGTTCTTAGCGAACGCGAATACTTCACGGGTCTCACCAGTGATAGGCATCAAGCTAGGATCGACTGCGATGATGGTGAAACCAAATGCGTCAACGATGCTGCCGCTTTGAGCTTCTTCCAACTTCGCGCGATAGTCGCGGTTGATGAACTTGTCATCAAAGAGCAAGTCTTCGATTTCTTGGTGGGTTACGACCATGCCGAGTGGAGAACCACCTTCGACGTTTTGACCAGCTACGTTCTTGAGACCAAGGCGTGTGCGGGCGTTTACGATCTTGTCGTAAGTTAAGCCAGCGTTTGCTGCGGTGCCATCATAGTGGTAGGTCTTGGCGATTGCGTTGTCTGTGCTGAAGGGAACTACGGTGTTGCCGTTCTTGCCTTCGTAGACGTCACCACCGAGCATTGCGATGATTGCCGCGTCACGGTCACGACCAGCAGCAGCCATGTGGCTCTTGATGATGCTTGAGTGAGGGGAATCGATCTCGCCGAGGCGAATGCTGTCAACGCGAGAAACAAAGTTCTCAGCAGTTTTGAAGTTGACGTAGAGTGAACGCATTTCTGTGTTCACGTCCTCTGGTGCGGAATCTGCAAAACGTCCAGTCATATCTTGACTAGAAATCTTACCGAGTTTGTTGAAACGTCTGCTCTCACCCATTACTGGGTAAACAGGCACAAGACCTTGGAGACGTGATGATAGTTGCTGGACTTCCAGCTTCCACTCGTCTTCATAAAGTGAAGGGAAATGGGCTGGGACAGTTGATGTTAATGACATTTTTTAATGTTGGTTAGTTGTTTGGTTTGTTTTTGTTTTAAACTCACCGAGATGCTGGAGTGTCACCCTGTTGGGTGGTCGCTTGATTCTGGTGATCAAGTCCTTACTCTGGGCATCTCCAACTTACCGACCGTCGCCAGCTGTATAGAAATGGTATCCTTGTTGGACGCTTTTATTAAAACACTTCTTGACACGCAAGTCAAGCAACCCGTAGCAACAAAAAAGACCCCCTTGCCGACACTACGCGACAAGGGGATCAGTATTATGAACACACGCAGGGGAACAGAAAACCCTGCGCCATTAGTTTAGTTGGTTTCTCGATGTTGTCAAATTAAATCTACCCCTCCCCACAAGCGAAACACAGAAAACTTAATGGAGAGAGGTCGGTGGGTCCCACCGTGATTACATTGAGGATAATTTCCTCAGTTCATGATATTTTGCACGGACGTCTGGTGGTGCCAGAGCCATGTTTGGATACTTGCCGTAGATTGCGTTTGCCTGCTCTCTGAATCCCTGCCCACTAGCGTGTGGCGTTCCACCACGTGGTGTGTGACCCTCCTGCAGTGCCCCGTGCTTCTCAAGCAGCATGTTAAGGACTCTAGGGCTGCGTAAGGCAGCCAAGTCAGCTTGGTTCTCAGTATCAAAGCCAAGGGTTGTAGCCATGTTGACTGCAGCCTCGATGTTGGCATCATACTTGTCACCCCACTGCTTCTGCATCTCTGCACGTTGTCCCTCCATCTCGGCTGTCTGTGACTCGTTAATCTGGCTTGTAGCCATCTCTAGCTGCTTTGCGGTGATGTCTGAATAAGATTGTGCAATCTTCGACGCCTGCTCTTGAGAGAGACCAGCATCATGAAATACGTTACTCCACTCGCCAGCCAGTCCCTCATCCCAGTCCATACCCTCTGGCATGTCACTTGGCTGAAGCTCATAGGCTGTAGGCGACTCTGGGACGCCAATAGCTTGGCGATACTCTGCAATCTCATGCTCGGAACTACCCTCTGTAGGGACCACTACACCCTCAACCTTCTTGCCAGCAAAGCCAATTAGGTTGGCTGCGCCTTTAAGTAGTCCCTCTGGGGACTTATACTTGGCTACGGTGTTGGTGAGCTCACTGAGTCCATGCTCATGGAGTAGGTCAGTGTAGTTGTCAGCCAGATTACCTTCAGAGGTATACAGATTGTTCATTAGGTTGCCAGTCGGTGCTGACGGCTCTGCAGCTTGTGGGCTGCTGAACACGTCAGCTACTGGTGCTGCCTCTGGTGCGGACTCAGCCACTGGTGCTGAGGATGTCGGTGCGGCTGCTTCTGGAGCCGCTTCAGTGCTTGTGGTTTCTTCCATGTTTTTAGTGGTTGTATTTTTTGCCTTCCTTGGCGTAGTTAAATTCTAGTATTTCACGCTTGCCAGCGTAACGGGCATCAAACTTGTCCTTGTGCCAGTGGGCTTTGCGCCACTCAACGACACAGGGTGTCTCTTCGCCCATCTGCTTGCCATTGCCTTCACAGAAGAAGTGCTTAGGTGCGTCACCCTCTGGCATCTTGTCTACAGCAGCCACTGGTGGCACTGGGACCTCAATAGCAGACGGGACGTCGTCATAGCTTCCCTCTGCATCAGTGTCAGAGATCAGTAACTCGATCTCTTCGAGGTGCTTACGGTATGCGTGGTGCTTGAATGTGATGTCACCGTCTACGACGACTGCAATAAGCTTGCGTCCACGATAGACGCTACCATCGTCCTCAAGGCTAATTATTAGTTTCTTGCTCATATTGTAGTTCTCCTTTTTGCAGTTTACAGATTAAAGACACGATTGCACGCTCGCCATCTTTGATGGCTGCGCGGTAAGGGTCAACATGACCGTTGGTGTCTGGAAGAAATGTCCTCTCAGTGAGTCCAGATGCCGCCACAAGGAAGTCCACAAGGACTCTTCCTTCTGCGGTAGTTAGTGCTTTCTCGGCAGCCTTAGCCACCTGTCCGTTTATTTGTCTCATAGTCTACTGACCCATAGCCTCTGCCATACCTTCGGGCATCTGCCCTCCGTTGGCTGCAGCAACGTCCTTACCAATGGCTGCAGACTGTGCGGCTGCCTCCATTTGTTGCTGTTGTGCTTGAGCTTCAGCCCTTTCCTGCCTCTTCTCAGCTACTTTGTTCTCCTTGACGAGTGCGTCCTCTGGAAGTCCAGCGTTGCGCCATCCGTCACGGAAGTGGGTGTCGGTGTTTAAGTTGTCTAGTATTGACGGATCCATTTCCACAAGTGGACTTTGGATAGCCATATACTCAGCATAAGATGAGTTTTGCTTGGCTTTGATAGCCAAGGAGATTCTATTACTGTAGGCGACCTGTGGCAATGGCACGCCCTCGCCACCAATTTGTGCAATGAGCTCGTCTGGTGGTGTTGGCATCTTGCCCTGTCTCCAGAGGATGCCAAAGATTCTCTTGAGCTTTGGATCAAGATACTCGCTAGTCAGTGCTGAGAACGTAGGAGAGAACTGCATTACCTTCTCTGCCTCACGCAATGAGGCTTCAGTAGCGGTCATCGTGCGCTCAATCTGTGCGAACAGTCTGAATAGATCGCCATGCATGATCTCTTGGATGGTCTTCTTCTTCTCAGCTACTCGATCTTGTCCGATATCGTAACGACCAGATGTTGCCCACTCACGTGGCGCCCTATTAGGGTCCATGTCGTTGACGTAGGTGATGTCTAGGGCACCGATACCAATTTCACCTTCCATGCTCGCAGGAGCCAAGATAGGTGGGTTAGCAGCCTTCTCAGCAAGCACGTCCATCTGCTTCTGCAGTAAACTTAGTTTGTGTGCCTCTGGCAATGCAATCCATGTAGGTGCAAATCCGTATGGTGAGTTACCGAATGATAGGTAGCGTGTAACGTGTGCAGGCATCTCGTAGTATCCCTGCTCAGATACAATTTTCTTACTCTCCTCATGCACACACGTCATGTTAAATGGAAAATCTTGTTTCTCTGCCCACGGCTTGGTCTTCTCGACCATGATTAAGAATGTATGAATGTCATTCTTCTTTGGGTCAGTGGCTTCCTTCTGAAGCTTCTCTGGTAACACTTCAATACCAAATTCAGTAGCTGCCTGCTCGGCAGTGTATGAGACCTCGTAGATCACTGAGTCCACACGTTGGCGATGATCTTGTCCAATGTAGTAAGTGCCTATCGGCAGGTTGCGGAAGTTGAGGTTGTCGTATTCCTCGTCCCACTCACTGAAGTCAGCACCTGTTCCAAACGACGCACGGTCCAAGTAAGTCTCTTGAACCGATGTGTAAAAGTTGGATTGGTCTAGTCTGTATGTGATCTCTTCTGAGCATTCACGATAAAATTTAATTGCAGCGTCGCTCTCTTCGAGACCTTTAGGTGGAGTGAGGTTATGCCAAACCTCTTCACGTGGAGTGACTAAGCTGCTGAAGCCATTAGCCAGTTGAAGACAGGCAATACGTAAGGTGGAGTCATGCAGCTTTGATGAGTCAATGAGTGGAGGCATCTGACCAGATGACACTCCAGAGACCTTACGTGGCATGCACAGTTCCGCAACCTCATCCCATAGGGATTCGTGCGGTGTGCGTAGATTGCGTAACGAGTCACGCTTACTGATGACGTATGAGCCTTCCACTTAACCTAGTGTAGTCTTTCCTCCGTATCCACCAGTCTCGCCCGCAAATGATGTCTTTGCCTGCTTCTGACGCTTCTTGAGTTCAGCCTCAAAGTTGGATGAGCCTTCTGATGTCTCTGCCCCTAGGTCTACGAGTTGTGCTTGAGGTGCGGCTGGTTTTGGTGCTTTTGGTTTGCTTCCCATGATGGTGGAAACTTTATCACGATTTGTCTTGACCTGTCAAGTCACCTATTCACTTAAGAGAGTTACCAATCGATGACTTGGCTCGCCCTATGCCTCGCTTAGATAGGTTGTCCATCATGCGACCAGACATAAGTGCCTCAGCCATATACCCGAAGCTGTCACAGAAATGTGAACTGTAGTCATGTTCGACGACATTGGTTACACGTCCATCCTTCTTGGTTTCACGATAGTGATAGTTATCTAAGGCGTCCAGTAGTCCATCCTCGACCTCGAGTGTATCAGAGTTGAAGTATATCTGTGGAAATAGGTCAAGCATGGCTCTGATGCGCTTGTTGGCTGCATCGTTGGGCACACGGTCCAATACCTCCACGTTTGGTAAGCCAGCATTCCTTAGCTTGTCAGCAAAGCTGAGATTGTCAGCACCTCTGGACCTGCCATCGTGTGGAAGGAAGTGTTGACCGAAGCTGTATCCCTTCTTCATCATGTGTGCGACACGTTGTGCCGTATCCATCTCGAGACCAAAGTCACAATCCACGATTCGATATGTCAAGTCCACTTTTTGGAAATATGTCACCACAGTGTTGGCAGGGCTACCGAGGTCCCAGCATGTGTGGACTAAGTGACTGGAGCTAGGAGTAAACGGCAGGACTCGTCCCTCGTCTCTGGCTTTTGATAGGTGGGCAGCGTAAACAGCACCTGCACGTGCCACACTGAAGTCACACTCCATCTCTTGTGCGTAGGCAGCGTCGCCAATCTCGAGGCGTATGTCGTCTAGATCCTGCTCGTCAATGAGACCAGACTCGCTAGCCTTGAGGACCAGACAGAATCTCTTGTCTGGGTCAGCCTTGGCTCTCATCACGTTACGATACAGTGAGCCTTTGCCCTTGGGTGTGCCTGTCGACAAAAACCATCCACGGTAGTCAAGTAGACACGGCAATATGACGTAAGTCATTGCTGCTGAAGGGATATCGTCGTCCTCATCGCACACAATGCCATCAAAATACAGTCCTCGCATGCGCTCGTAGTTCTCTCCAGAGAAGAGTCTGATCTGTGCCTTGTTCGGAAATGTGATACGTAGCTCTGCTTGGTTGATGTCCACGTTGGGTATCTGGCTACAGAAGTCCACAAAGTATTGCCATGTGATGGATTTACTTTGATTTAGTGTGGGGGCACAGTAGCCATAACGGAGTGGCGCGGTGTTCATACCCTCGCGCTTGTAGGTTAGTGCTTGATAAATAAGACGCTGCACGGCAGCCACTGTCTTACCTGCGCGTCGGTGGCATACCACAGTCAGCCAGCGTTTATCAGTAGTTAGAAACTCGCGAAATGGCTCGCGCGGGATTATCTTGAGATTAGTTGCCATGATCTTCATCTTTACCACCAATGGTGATATTGACGGACTGCTCTTGTCTCTCTGGTTCATACGCGCCATCCATCTTGGATAGCTCGGCAGCGGCTCGTATGGCGTCGCTGGGGCGTTCGCCTTCATTAGCTAGGGCAATACGCGTGAGTAGCTCTTTGCGGTCCGCTATGGACAGTATGGTGCGGTTGTCGTCATTCTGGTTCATGGATTTGATATACTTTTTTACTTCATCATGTTTCAACAGTCGAGAAGCACACTTATCAGCCGCATCTCCCCTTGCATCATAGCCTGCCTGCTCATACGCACGTCCCATCTGCACACCACTGAGGTATAGCTTGGCGAACTTACGATGTCTGGCATTCATGCGACAATTATATTAAACAGGGGCGCGGAGTCAACCATTTAGGAGTTGACCCCGCACCACTTTTAGTCCTTAGTCCATATCTTGTGATCGAGCGCGAGGATATCATCCATCCTAATCAGTGTGATAACGTCCTTACGTCCAACGCGTTGGTATAGGTTATACTTTGCCTCGCACGTGCTATCCACGATGTTAAACTGGCACAAATCGATAGCTAGCTTCTGCAGCCTGTCGCGCCTAACGATAACAAAGTCATCCAGTCGCTCAAATGCAATGTAGTCCAGCTTGGGTGCTACTAGCCATCCATTGCGCCCTGCGACGTTACGCAACTCCAGCCACACCCACTCGTCCTGCTCATCTAGATCAGAGCGTGACGTGCGCTTGCGTGACTTTACATCGAACGTGCCTTGATCTGTGACGTAGTCTAGGTGGTCATCGATCTGCTGTGCCTTTGTGGCAGCCTTAACTCCAGTGCATCTACCAATGAGTTGTCTTGCAAACTCCTTCTCGACGATCTGACCTCTGTCCCATGAGTTATCCACGGATCAACTCCTCTCCAGCTGGCGTGATCTCAACGTAGACGTTGCGCCTATCCTTGCACTCGTCCGAGTTAGGGCAGCACGCGACGCGGGCAACCAGCCCCTTCTTGGCTAGCTTGGTGATGATGGTGGTGACACTAGCCCTAGACACTAGGTTGTTGGCTAGGGACGTGACGTTCATTCTCTTGTGGTAGGCTAGCGTCTGTAAAACGTAGAGGTCGCGGATGCTGCTTATTTTGTTGGTTAGGTAATATAGTGGGTCTTTCATAATAGTTTTTTAATTAGGTTAATGGTGAAGAATATCAAAGATGTTGATACCCATGTTGAGGTTAATACAAGGAAGAGCAAAAATATGCTCTCGAGTATTGATGTTATTCTAGTATCCATGGTCGTATAAGAATATAAATATCCATACCGCAATCACGTTTGCGATGATAAACCATGCGGCTACTTTCAGTGCTGGGTCTTGTTCGTATTTCATTTTGTTTCTGTGGTTGTTGTTGGGTGAATGATCTGGTCCGCATCTTGGAAGCCAGCCACGCGACCTAGGCTCCAGTTGATGCGGTCCTTGTCGGTCTTGAAGGGGTTGTCAGTGGTCCTGTGAGGGGGACCAGTAAGCACGAAGTCGTTTAACGCAGCCTCGAAGCCTTTAATGTATGCCTCACTTGATTTATACTTCATTTTTGTCATTGGTTTGTGGTTTCTCTTTCTTTGATCCGAAGATCCTCTCCCAGCCCTCGCGGTATTCGTCGGAGGGTGGGCGTGTCTGCTGGGCGTCGCCCGTGATGTCGTTAGTGTCACTCATAAGTTTAGTAGCCTTCGCTGTATAGGTTGTTAATTGCTTCTTCTTGTTGCGCGTCGGTGAGTTCGACCTCGTTGTCGTCATCATCAAACGCTGCCTCGATCTCGATCTCGTCCTCATCGTCTGGGGTCTCCTGTTGCCCGAAGCTGTCGCGGATGCCGCGCTCACCTTGGATAACGAATGCCTTGACGGTGATCTCGTTGTCGTTCTCGTCGTATATTACTGTCTCTAGTTCCATTGTCTTAGTTTATTGCTATTGTTAGTATTGTGTAAGTTGCGGTGAAGAACACCGCTGAGATTGCTATTAGTTCAAGTAGTAGTTTCATGTTGGTTGGGGTTATTTAACTGGCTTGAACTCAGACTTGTCTAAAAACACGTGACGCTGCCAAGGCTTGTCCGTCTTTGGATTTATTATCTGCCCTCTGACCTTGGTGAGTTCTCCACCTGTTGGCCAAGGGAGCACTTCGTATTCGCGTCCAGTTTCGATTCTGATCATTCTTAC